CCACCTGCGCCACCCTTACCAATAACGTATCCATAGTTATTTAGGCGTACACCACCGGGCCAGCTGCCACTGATTGTTAATGCCGGTAATGTGGTACTATCTGACCAAACATAGACACCGTTGGCTATGGTGACGGAGGCTGTGGCAGTACCGTTCCAACCTGCGTTGATGGCAAATGTTCTTAGATTTAAATTCTGCTGGTTACTCAATACAACAGTGGTGAAACTACTGTCTGATATTTTGGTGCCGCTGACCGCGCCGTATAATATTCCTACACTACTAAACACGGCATCAAACCCTCGAGTTTCTACAGCCTTGCCGCCAGCCCCGCCGACCTGCGCAAAATTAAAAACTGCATTAGGTGAGCTTCCGCCGGCTGCACCCCAGCCACCACCACCAGAACCACCGGCAACTTGTCGGTTTTCGCCGCCTGGTGCGCCGCCGTTGGATCCAACATTAGTTCCTCCTCCGCCGGCAGCACCGTTATTTGATTCAAAAGGAATACCCTGAGGAACGTGAAAAATACTAGCACCACCGCCACCGCCCGCACCACCACCTTTACCTACAAGATTTGTTTGAAGTGGTCCAGCTACCACACCACCGGCACCACCCACACCCGGCAAAATTCTTCCACCACCGCCGCCAGCACCATTCACCCCCCAAGGAAAATTTGGGTTGCCTACTGCTCCTATGGCTATAACCGAACCATCGGCGCCGGCCCCGCCTGGCAGGCCACCGGTGCCGCCCGCTGCGCTTGATGGCGGGTTACTTGCATATGAACGAGCTAATCCGCCATTACCACCGCCCGCGCCGCCGCCACCGGCACTAAGGCCTCCACCACCAGAACCACCGCCACCACCCCCGCCGGCAATGGTTCCGTTGTTTGTAATAAAAAGTGGTGTGCTGTTTAATTCAATAGCTGCGCCACCGGCCTGTGCTGCAGCAGCATCGTTTTCAAAAACCGGCGAACCACCGCCCTTACCGCCTTTGCCCATTATAATTCCGTTGTTAGTCAGTTTTACAATGCTTTGCGTTGGCAAATTGTTGTAGGCAAACCCCGGATTGGCAATATTGGTGCTGTAAACGTACACTCCAGCAAATACTGTAATGGTCGCATCCAGTGGTGTCACACCATCCCAGCCACTAGCCAAGGCCTGTGTACGAACATTGTAATCTGCAACGTTTACTGTGACGTTATCAACAAAAACAAATCGCGATCCTAGGTAATTAATTTCAATGCGACCGGGTTGACCGTCGCCCGCAGCCCAGGGCTGTGGGGTGCCGCGTTGTGTACCAGCACCGCCGCCGCCCGCAGCAAAACCGGTGCCAGCTAGACCCACTACTCCGGTGGGCGCGGTTTTATCGCCGCCATCGCCACCCTGACCGATGTTGGGATCTATGCAGTCTGCGCCGTCACCGCCAACCTGATCCGGGATGATTCCGTTGGCGCCGGCGCGCGCCACGCTTCCAGGATCGCCAGTGAGTCCATTGGGCGTGCCACCGGCACCGCCACGAACTATGCTAACTCCCTGCGTCAACAAACCATCGGCGCCGGGACGTCCACCACCAGCAGAATTGTTGCCAAATTGTGTGGATCCTCCTATGCCGTCGTTGATTTCTGAACCCCCTAGACCCACGCTCCAATTAAACGTCTGCCCCGTCGACACCGATGTAGTAAATTCAACCAAACCTCCGCTGCCGCCGCCAGCACCACTGGCTGAATATTCATTCTGTGCGTAGCCACGACCACCTCGACCGCCGGCGCCGAAGAGTCGCACAGTTATGGAACTTACAACTACTGGTACGGTGAAGGTTCCGGAACCTTCGGTGTAAACTATAGTTACCGGTACCTGTGATAAGCCAGTAGATGCGCCAGGCTCAGGCAAATCTTGACCTACCACGCCGCCCAAACTACCGCCGGGAAACCTAAAAGTTTCGGCGTCGATATTGCCACCCTGTACAAAAGGTATGACCTGATTGCGTTTGCGGTTCCAGTTATTTTCCAGCTCCTGTGTTGGATATACTATTTCTTCGAAGTTACCCAGTGCCGCAGTCCAACGCGATGCTCGAATTCGAATTAATACTGTGGTGGATAGCGATGTATCGGCATTGTAGGCACGCGCAGAAAAATACGGCGTACCGTCGCTGACTACGTTTTCGTAGTTGGCAAAACTTGCGGTACTGGTATTGCTGGACGTAGGCTGAGTAACCCAGCTGCTGGCCAGGGTGTACTGCGGCCAGCGCCCTCGAAGCACAATTTCTTTGTAGGCCGCAGCTCCGGTGCCGGTGGTGATTAATTGAGAACTCAGTCCAGAGGGAAGGCTGAGATAATCGCCTACGCCACCGATTTGATAGTCTACGGTTATGCTGCTGATGTTGTTTACTGCAGTAGTACCTTCGTAAAAGGTCAGCGTACTAACAAATTGTTGACGCTCATACACAGTAGCAAACGTCGGTGGAACTAAAAATATCGCCATTACGTAGAGCCTCGAGCCAATTGAACCAAGAATGGGCGATACAATTTGCCACCCACTACGGTACCTACCTTGGGACCTAATGTGCCTTTTTCAAACACGCCGGTGGGTTCTCGATTACCATCCAAATTGAAGCTGATGTGAATCCAGAAACGCTGCACGCCCTGCAGAATTTCGGTTTCCAACAACAGCTGATCGAAGGCAATGTTGTCTTTGATCCAGCGCGCAATTTCGTAGTATTCGCTGTTGCGACGCTTGGGAAAATGAATATCCACGGCCTGACCTGTACCGTGCTGTCCTTCGGCACCGTCGAGATACCCCACGAGAATTTTTACGTCGGGGTAGCGATCCGCAATTGGATCCAGGGTGTTCACTGCCAGCGCCTTGATGTTGGTGGCAATCTGTGTATTGGTCAATCTACCGCCGTTGGGCCCGGTGCTGTAGTTTTGGCCGCCTTGATAGCCTACGTTGCGTCCGGCGCGGCGCGTGGAATCATCGCCGGTCAAACTACCTCCTACAATGGCGTTTCGTGCACCAGTGCCGATGATGGCGGCGGTCTGCGCTGCCAAGGCTGCGGAACTACCGCCGTAGGAATTTACAATGTCGTTATACACTAAATCGGAAATATAACTGCCCGCAGCATAGCCAATGATGCGTCGATTGGCATCTCGCTGGCCGGTGATTTCATTGCGCACAATCTGTCCAAGCACTCGGCCTATGACCGCAGTACCCGAAGATGGTCGACCACCCTCCAAGCCATAGGCGCTGTTTAATATGCGTTGTATGCCCTGATCCACCACCGATCCCAGCGCAGCACCGCCGAGGTTGCGCAACAATCGTTTGTTGGCGTCGTTGTCGCCACGCAGAGAATTGCTGGCCAATACTACGCCGACCTGACCGAGATAGCGTTGTGTGCCCGTACTTAATATTCCGGTGTTGACACTGTAGGTATAGCCTGCACCCAGAACATTGAGTCCAACCTGTTGCGCAAAATTCTTGCTGTTGATGTTGGGGTTGCTGGCAGCGGCCGACACAGCGGCCGCACCAACACCAATCCAGCCCAGATTGCGTCGCTGATCCGCAGTAAGGTTGGGGTTGCCTTTGCTGTAGCTGTCCAGGCCAATGTCAACAAAGGCCGGCAGACTCTTGGCCAGCACCGTAAAACCCAGACCCAGGGGATAGCCTTTTTCACCTCGCAGTCGAGTAACTGCGAGATTGGCGCCCAGTGTGCCGATGATTTTCTGTGTATTGCTGATGCCGGCGGTAGACAATATGGATTTGCTGCCGGCCAACACCGCACCGAGTCCGAGTTTTTCTCCGAAGCTAAGATTGCGATCGCCCGCTGGTGACAACCCTACGGCCACAGTAGTGGTCAGAAAGGCCAGCTGGCCTTTGGTTAAGAAATTGCCAATGCTCCATTTTTTGCTGACCTTGGCAGTTTCTGGTATGTTTTTCATGTTGGTGAGGTCGCTGGCATCTACGTAACGGCCCGGGTTCTTAAATGGCTGATTTGGATCAAATTCTTTAAATCCGCCTTTGCGCAGCGCATCTTCATCCACAAGGTCGGTGTCTAGTTTTCCACCTCGACCTGCGCGCGCAAGATTTTCTACGTCGGTGGCCTCGCCGGTCAGGCTGTCGGCCGTACCATGCGCGCCACCGACGTCGGCCTTGGTGCTGATGAGATCGCCGACATAATCAAGACCACCGGCAATGACTTCTTCCAAGGTAGGTATGGTGGGTCGAAGACCCGTCAGCGGTGCCACTGCCGGTGGCAATGCAGCCGCATTGGACAAACCTATGCCCATTTGCCAATAAACCAAACCGGCATCGGCAGCAATCTGATTGGGCGAATAAAGATTGATGCCCAGGGTGCCGGTCTGACTAATCTGGCCTGCGGCAAAATTTGTCGCATTGCCGGCTACAAATAAATCATAGCTGCCAAGACCGGTCATGCGATAATCTCCGGCAGCAAAGAAGGTAATATTGCCGGGTTTGATTCCTATGGGCGGGTTGCCAGTGGTTTCGGTTACTGCTTCTTCGGCTGCGTTCGCCACCGTAGGTACATTGATGGTGGGTACGGCTTCGAAGATTACATTTTTTGCGCGAACCTTGAAGTCGCCGCCGGCATTGAGTTTGAAGTCGCCGGCTACGTTGAACTGACATTCACTTTCAACGTTGATGGTGGCCGAACTTTTGACCTGAATATTCAAGGCACTTTCCACCAGCAGATTGTGTGCACCGCTTACGGTTAAATCATAGGCACCCTGCACGTATACTCGTTTGTTGCGAATCACAATTTTCTGTTCATCGCCTTCGGTGCGACACTGCATGGTACCGTCGGGTCCGATTTCATAGTAGGTGCCACTGCGGTGGAACACATGTATGCGTTCGGCTTCGGGTGTGTCGTCGTATTCAACAACGTGCCCGCTTTCGGTCTCCATGACCTTGTTGTAGGGATAGCGAGCGTTGTAAAATACCTGTTCGTTCCAACCGCTGGGTAGAATAAGACTGGCCAACTGTGCGCCAGCGATGCCGCTGCCAAACAGTCCAGTATCGGCCACCTTAATTTCCGTCATGGCTCGATTGACCTTGTGCTGCACTACAGTGGTGGAGAGATCCTGGCCAGTGGCTAGTTTGTTGGTGTCGGGATGAAAAGCGTAGTCACAGGTTGGATATACGCTGTTGGGATCGTTAAAGCCCTGTTCATTGCCGATGCGCGGATCGTTCAACGGACCTGCGGGATCAGCATTGGGTGGTGGTTGACGCCCGTTGTTGGGATCGCGAGCCAGCACATTGCTGCCTGTTGGTCTAACATAGGCTAACCGGCCGCGATTATAGTCCTGCTGACTGGACAGAGTTCTGCCGCCGTTTTGTATGTTGTTGTAGCTAATGGCATACGCAGATTCGCGACTGGCTCCGTAGTAATCCTGGGCATTGGTACCATACTGAGCAAACTGTGTAGCGCCGCCGTGACCGCTGAGGTGCGCGGAATGCAGCAGGCCAGCAGCCTGTCGCCGATCCATGGTGGGTGTAATCACACCCTTTTTTAACAATAGTTTATAGTTAAATTCCAGATTGGCGAACATGATTTGTTCTTGCAACGCACCGTTGGCTTTGAATGACGCCGGACCAGTGATGCCATTTTTACCGGTCCATACGCTGTCCAGCGTAGCCACTGTTTCGTTGGAATAGGCCGCAGGTTTACCGGTTTTTGCATCCGCGGACCATTTTACATAGCCCAATGTAGTCAATGCCTGTGAACCAAATTGATATTTTCCGATGTAGAAAATACTGTTTTGTGTGCCGTAGTTCTGCGCACCGCCGGGTATGCTTGTAGATTCAACATAGCCGATGCCGTTCATTAAAATTTGAATATCGCTCTTGCTCAGCGGCGGTAGATCGCGAAGAATGTAGGGCGACGGTATGACATTGGTGTTGAGATTGTTGCTGGGCTGATTGGCCGCAGTATCCACGCCCTTGCCGAAACCTTCGAGTATGCGCAGCACATCGCGCGCCACGGCATTGTAGTCTCGGGGATGTATGCCGTCGCTGCTGCTATAATTGATGGTGTCGATTACTCGATCGCCGTATTCGTTGGCCACGGCCAAGACGGCATCGCGAGCCGCTCGGTTGCGACTCAGCAACCAGACATAGGCACCGGCCTTGACCACGGCCCGCACCTGTCGCATGTTGTTTTGCAGTGCGGTAATTCGATTGGCCGGCGGTATGCCGCCTTCGCGAAAATCTGCGAGATCGTTGCCACCGCCGCTGATGACCGCAAATCTTGGATTGTGTGCCGTGGTTTTGACTGTGATGTCGGCCAAGATTTGCTTGGTTGAAATGCCTACGGTGGCCACTACTGTGACGCCGGCCTGCTTGTTGGACAGCGCAGCACCAGTACCTACGGCCAGGCTATCACCCACTACGGTGATCACCGGACCAGTGTTGGTCAACGGTGCCGCGGTAATGTTGTTGCTGCTGTTCTGCACAATCTTGATGGGTCGGCCCTGTTCATCCTTCAAGGGATTGCCGGCAGCATCACGACGAGTATCAGGCGCGTATAGAGCTTCTTGTTCTTGATTTGTAGTACAGGCATCGGTGGGTAGTTTAAAGCCTGCGAAGGTACCGATGATTATGGGCTGTTGGCAATCTTTACCGTCGGCAAAAAAGCCCATGACCCAGGTGCCGGGCAACGGTCCCATGGGTGTGCTGCCGATGCCGCTCATGGCCGCACTGGTCACAGACTGCAGCGGCGTGGCCCAGGGCAGGTCGCGCGTGGGCATCAAATCTTTGTTGTCGATGTGATAGCCAAAGATACGAACTCGGCAGCGGCCCAGGAACAGCGGATCTTCGCGGTCTTCGACTACGCCCATCCACCAAAAAAAGCCATCGCGGCCGTAGAGATTATTAATAGGTGTGGTCATGTTTAATTATTTCTTAGTCCGCCCAGTGGTCGTTGCACTGAATCTTTGACAATTTCCATGGTCATGGTATGGTTTAACAAAGTAAATTTATGCCGAATTGCAGTAACAAGATAAAAGCCGGAAAACATTGGATCCTGATTACCCAGGCTGCCATCTTCTTCGGATCGAGGTTTGATGTTGGGGTAGTTTAAGTATATTACATTACCAACCTCGGCATCGGTGCGTCCCGGTACAGTGATTAAAAGTTTTAGGTTATCGTATTCACTTAAAGTGCTGCGACGACGAGTCAGCACATCTTGAATTACTTCGCTGATGTTGTTTTCTTGATCGTCGAACAAGCCGATGTTCTTGGGGTAAAATGCTGCTGCGGCCGCAGGGTTGCGAGCCGTTGCGGGCGACATGGGCATGATCTGAGGATTGGGCAAATTACCGATGTTTTCTAAATGTGCGTAATCGTTGTAGTTTCCTACGTGATCGTAATCAAATATAGCATAGTCTTTTTTAATAACATCCACAGTAAATATTCGATTGGCAAAATAACCGGCCTGAGTGGCTTTGAGGTGATTCAAAGTTTCTAAAATTTCCAGGCTTTCAATCTTTTTATATTCAATGTCCACATTCTTAACATAATCAAGGCCATCCCTTGTCACTGCTGGATCTTTATATCCAATATTTTGCGGTGTATAAACATAATTATTATATATGCCCTTGGTTTGCACAGTTTGTTCGATGATGGCTTCGGTGTTGGCAAAATAAAAGGCCTTGTTGCTTTCAAAGAATAGGTAGCCAGGATTTTTATAACCATCGCCGATGCTGCGTGTGGCCAACCAATTGATGTTCTGCGACGGTGTCCAGCCCGGACTGATGTACTTTACTGAGTTTGCGGTTTCGCCGAGAATAATCAACGGCGTTTCATCGCCGGATTCGCCGTTGCGACTGGTCTGCAGATGCGTTTTATAGATGTCGGCCACTACATCGCTGATTTTACCCTTGTAGGATTTCCAGATCGGGCTCAACATATCGATGTAGATTTCCGGACTGCAGAAATGCAGCACATAGCTTTGTTTGTTGGGCTCGCCCAGCATGCGACGATCTGTGACAGCATAGATTCTAAAGGTCTTGTAGATCTGGGCCTTCAAGCTGGGAGTGCGTATTTTAAGCCGAAGAAATTCTTCGCCTCGCAGGGGCACAGTTTCCGCAAGGTTCAGGGCATCAATGACCAGCATGTTACCATAGAGACCGCTGCGGAACATATCCTCGTAGAGATTGAGTTCTGCTAAAAACTGCGGTATTTCAAATATCATGCCCAAGGAAGAAATTATGGATATTTCTTCGATCCTAACATCGCCGGCATGCAGCACTGATTCGCCCGGTGAGTCCGGCGACGCAAAATCTTTTTTAATCGGATCAAAATTAGCCATTTCTCATGACTCTTTCAAAATTTTTAATGAATGTTTCAACAAATACTGGTTTTAAAAGTTTAATTCTGCGTTTTTGTTCGTTCAAGGATTCTTCATATTCATAGTTAGTTATGGCGGTTTTGGGCCCTGCAGTATAACTTACATGCACCACATCGCCGTCGTCATTTTCATAATGGTGTATGTCGAGCTCGTTGCCCACACCGTATTTGTTGGCGACAAAGGTTTGCAGCGCCTGAGTCGGCATGGGCCAATCATAACGCGGATCTATGATGTTGTTTATAATTAAAATAATCCAGTGCAGATCGGTGTTGCTGTACACCTGATGAGCTACAATTTCCGGTGTCTCTCCATCAACGACATCATACTCATCGTAGCTAAACGATGTTACGAGATTTTGATCTTGTGCAATGACTCGACGAAAAATATCGGTGGCGACAAAGCCGGTGTCGCCACCATCCAGAGTATAGGTAATCTGCGGAAATTTAGAAAAATACATTGCAGGTCCTTATATTTTTGTCGCCGGCAAACCATGCCAGGCTCGGATGCGCTCTTTGGTGAGAACTTCGAGTTCGCGGAAGGTCAAACGCATGTTAATTTCCGTGGGAGCTCCGTTGGCAAAGGTACTGAACACCGAATTATTGCCGTAGTCTACATTCATGTCGGTTAAAACGCAGGTTGAGATTTTGTTTACCCAGAGATTTTCTCGACCCTGATGAAAAAACTGAATATTGAATTCACTGGGATAGATGTAGAACAGGCCTTGCGCACTAAGTTCTGGATGCATATGATAGGCAAATGTGTAGATGATTTCCTTTATGTTTTCCGATTCTTTTTGTGACTTGGGCAGAAATTTATAATCAAAAGTAAAGGTTCGAGTATCGACGTTTTGAAATATTTGTTCGCGGAACGGGTTGGGTGCCATGGCCGATGTTACACTGGCCAGATTCTTGACGTCGAGATTTTCACCAACAGCCATGCCCGCAGCGGCTGCGGGTATTTGTCCGAGATTCAACATGCCCTTGCGCGCAATTTCTGGCAGCATTTCATTGAGGGCCAGTCCACTGGCTCCGCCGGCCAAGGCTCCGGTCAGGGTTCCCATGTCGGTGGCCATGTACTCCACGCCATATCTTACGCTGGGTCGTTCCTGCATGGCCAGCATGATGGCATCGGTGATGCGATAACGCTTGTCGGGCTGAAAAAGTTCAGCCAACTTTTCGCCGATCTGATTGGCGGCAATACCGCCGGCAACCAAGGCTGCGGCATTGCCAATAATCTTGGTTTTGGTGGAAGCCGTACCAAAATTAGCTGCTACCTTGGCATACAAACTCTGAGTCAATGCCAGACCCGCCGCTGTGGCGGCTATGCCTATACCTTCCTGCAATCTTTTTCCGGCTCGTTCTCGATCAAAAGAACCACTATCAGCCCCAGTAATATTCACCGCAGTTCCGGTAGCTTCTTTGAAGGCCTTGCTTTTTCCTCGTACATTGACAAAGAATGCAACGTAGTGCTGCAGATCGTCGTTGATGCTGGTCTCCAGCGGATAAACCCGCGACTTTACATTGTAGTCAATGCTGCCGCCTTTGAATTTATCTCGCGCACTTTTCTGGGTAAAGGGATCGCGATCGGTGCCGGCGCGCAGTGCTTCTGCGGTTGCGCTGCCTTTTACGTTATTTTCCGAAGCCATATAAATATCCGGTTATAGAATCTTTTATTTATCGATGTATTCACGAAATACTCATCAGGGTCGCTACACAGTACAGAACACCGACAAATACGTCGGCAACGTACGTGATGTATTCTATCGCAGCATGTGGGAATTAAAGTTCATGAAATGGTGCGACAATAATCCAGCAGTGCTGCAATGGGGCAGCGAAGAAATCGTCATACCTTATTTATCGCCGGTAGACGGACGTGTGCATCGATATTTCGTGGACTTCTTCATAAAACTGCGCAATCGCCGCGGCGAAGAACAGCGTTATCTCATAGAGATCAAACCCAAAAAATTCACCGAACCGCCGAAACGACCGGCTCGACAGACTCGTCGCTATGTACAGGAAGCCGTGAGCTACGCAGTAAATCAAAGCAAATGGGAACATGCTCAGCGTTTCTGCGAAAAACACGGCTTGAAATTTCTAGTGCTGACCGAACGCGAACTCGGCATCGATAAATAACCGCATGGCCAATCCTTTTGACAATCTAAGAATCGATCCGGGCTCGGTGCAGCGCAGTCAAAGCTGGTATCGCGCGCAGGTTCAACGGCTGGGTAATCTGCAACGCAACGTAGATCGCAGCATAGCTCAGGCTCAGATGACTCGTCAGCCCAAGATAGGGCATCTCTACATGTTTCACTACGATCCCAAGCACAAGGATCGTCTGCCCTATTATGACACTCTGCCCCTGGTGTTTCCGTTTGAACGAGCCCAGGGCGGATTTCTAGGATTAAACCTGCACTACCTGCCCTATGCCATGCGTTTCCGGCTCATGTCGGCTCTGCAGGATCTCGCAGGTCGCGGCAATCGATCGGCCATCAGCTGGGGCATTTTAAAAAGCAGCAGTCGCTATCCCGGAGTCAGCGCCGCTGTCAAACATTATCTGACAGCTCAGTTGCGCAGCAGTTTTTTAGAAATTCCCGACGATCAATGGCTGGCTGCAAGTCAAATGCCCGTAGAACGGTTTGTGGGCGCCAGCAAAGAAACCGTGTTTAGAAATACACGTAGGATGACAACATGACGGTCAACACAAGATCCGAATTTTCCTTAAACAATTTTGTCAGTGCGGTTCGCACTCAAAATCTAGCTCGACCCACGCAGTTTGAAGTTGAAATTGCGCAGCCTGGCTGCATTAAAAAAAGCACGGCTCTGCGCACTGTTAGTTTGTTCTGTAAATCCGCATCCTTGCCGCAGACCAGAATCAACACCAGCCGACTTCAAATATTTGGACCACCGATATATGCACCCGTGGGTGTAGACTACGGCGGCGACAACATAACGCTGGCATTCTACGTAGATCAACAACTCGACGTCAAGGCATTTTTTGACGAATGGGTCGACGGCGTGGTGAATCGACGCAGTGGTATTCATGAGTATTCCGCATTCTATACTACGTCGATGAAAATAAAACAACTTGATCTCCAACGACGTGTAGTATATGCAGCAAATTTTCAAGACGTATTTCCGGTGTCGGTAAACCCCCTGATGTTGGATTATAACAGCACTGGTCAGGTTCACGAACTCAGTGTAACATTTAATTATCGACGCTGGACCTACGAGACCGCAAGTTACTCAGACCTGCAGGAAAGCTCCGTGGCTACAGATAGTCAAAATACAAATCCCAAGGTTGATAACCAACGTGGACAACCCAGCAAAAATAAAAATCGTTCGAAGAATCGCAATATTCAATCTAAATCTTGGAAAACAAGTGCTTAATTAATTGAGGTGATAACATGACTTTACCAGTATTTGATGTGCCGCAGTTCACCACCATCTTGCCCAGCGATGGTCGCAAGGTTAGTTTTCGACCTTTTCTGGTCAAAGAACAAAAACAACTGCTCATGGCAGTTGCCGGCAGTCCAGAGGAACAGGTGGTGGCAGTCAACAACATCATTGATGCCTGCACCTTCAACAAACTCAATGCTCGCCGCTTGCCGGCCTTCGACGTTGAATATCTTTTTCTGCAGATACGATCCAAGAGCATCGGCGAAAACGTAGAAGTGCTGCTGACCTGCGGTAACTGCGGAGAACGCACCAAGAACATGCTGGACGTAACCAAGGTTGCGGTCAACAAGCCCGATGGTCACAGCAACACCATTGAACTCGGTCAAGACGTAATCGTAAAAATGGATTATCCACGGCTAGAGGATCTCGAAA